CCCTAGGCCAGTATATTGGGGGTTAGCTTAGTTAGGTCTAAAGCACTAGTCTTTGAAATTAGGATCACTGGTTCGAATCCAGTACCCCTTGCCATTTTGCTGATATAGATCAGGGGTAGATCGCTTTCTTGGTAAGAAAGAGGCCATAGGTTCAATTCCTATTATCAGCACCAGTCAATGGTGGTTGTAGCACAATGGCAGTGCCCCGGTTTGTGAGACCGCAAAGTGTGAGTTCGAATCTCATCAACCACCCCAGTTATGCCGGTTTAGCTCAGTTGGCCAGAGCAGCGGTTTTGTAAACCGAAGGTCGTCAGTTCGAATCCGACAACCGGCACCATATATAAAGGAGACTTTATAAAGGAGTTGTTATGGGTAAGAAAGTTGTTAAGGTAGAACCAAAAGTTGAAAAAACTAAACGTACAAAGAAAGTAGTTGAACAAGTTGTAGAGGCAAGAGAACAATCTACTGGTATGTTGATTAAAGAAGAGCCAAACGGTGATAAGCATTATGCTGGTCAATATAGTTATACTGTTTATAATGCAGTAGGAGAGAAGATAAGTTTTGATATTGACTGGAATTTACTTTCTTTGCATATGAAAGATTTAGGGAAGGTTGGATGAGTTGGTTTAAGTCGGCACCCTGCTAAGGTGTTGTTCGTAGAAATACGGACCGTGGGTTCGAATCCCACACCTTCTACCACTTAAAACATAGGAAGCGTGGCAGAGTCCGGTTTATTGCGCTAGTCTTGAAAACTAGAGGTCCAGAGATGGGTCCGTGAGTTCAAATCTCACCGTTTCCTCCAAACTATTATGAAATTACCTACTATTGGATATATTGGTGACCTTTACTCAGGTCATGCTGGATTTAGATATAGAGTAGACACTCCAATGCGTCTACATGGTCTTGATTATGTGTTAGGAACATTTGGAGACGTCACTCTATTGTTTAGAGCAATATCAAATTATCATTTTAAAAAATTAACAGAATTAAAGTTTAAATCTGTTTACGACATTACAGATTTCCATTTAGACAAAGATCATGGAATGGGAGTAATTCAGAGAAATTTAGTCATGCATTCAACTTTAATTACTGTATCATCTAAAAGACTCAAAGAAAGAATATACAAAGATTATAGAATTAAAAGCGAAGTAATAGAAGATTGTTATACAAACGAAGAATGGTTGCCTAGTATTCCTAATGATAACATAGTATGGTTTGGTCATCCTTCTAACGCAAATAGTCTTAGACCATATCTTAAATTAGACAAACTTATTGTATGTTCTAAAAATATTAAAACTTCCAAACTTGTTGAGTATAGTGAAAAGACTGAACTTCAATTGTTAAAAGAAAATGGATTAGTATTACTTACTAGTAATAATCCAATGGCTAATGGCAATAGGATTATTAGAGCATTGAGAGCTGGTAAGTTTATTATTACGCCTAACTTTAATGTTGAAGCATGGAATGAATTTAAGGATTTTATTTGGCAAGGTGATGTCTCTGAAGGAATAAGATGGGCTCTTGCCAATCAAGATGAAGCATTGTGGAAAGTAAAGTTAGGACAAGATTACATTAGAGAAAAATTTAGTCCAATAACGATTAGTAACATGTGGCGTGAATTATTCATTAGAGTGTATAATACAAATTAATGTGAGGGTGCCTGAGTGGTCCAAAGGAACAGTCTGCAAAACTGTAAAGCCATCGGTTCAAATCCGATCCCTCATTCCAAAAGTTATGGGTGTCTTGCAGCTATGGCGTGTGCTGCACCGGACTGTAAATCCGGTCCCCCGTGGTAAACATTCGCGGTTCGAATCCGTGGACACCCACCAAAAATCCCCGGCCCTACGCCGGTTATTAAGTAGGCGTTTTGAGACTTGCGTGAGTAGTCTTAGGTGTTCATAACAACCTCCCTTCGGGCCTTACATCCGGTAGGGTAAACTTATGGTGGAGCTTGCCCCTTCGCAATTAAGGGCATGGACAGGGTAACAACTCAAGTAGGGGCTAGTGGGAACTAGTGGCCTACACTATCTCGGATTGGTGAAATGGTATCATTCGTGCTTTGGGAGCATGAGGCGCAAGTTCGATTCTTGCATCCGAGACCAAATTTAAGCCCCGGTGACGGAACTGGCATACGTGTATGACTTAGGATCATAATTTTGGGAGTTCGACTCTCCCCTGGGGCACCACACAGAGAATCGTTATGGACAACAATCGACTGATACTACCACTTTTTCCTAAAGTCTGTATTTTATATTATTTACAAGAAAATTTATTTGAACTTAATAAAATAAAAACGTTAAAGTTTAATGAATTTGATACAGCCTCTCATGCTACTGATTCATATAAAATTTTAGATCTTTTTCCATCAATTAAAAATTTAATTATGGAAAAATTTTATGATTTTAAAAACTCTGTTTTGCAGATGAATAGTACTGACTTTAAAATTTCTAGTTCATGGGGAACTAAGATAGAACCCAAAGGAAGAAGCACTGTCCACAATCATAGAAACTCATTTTATAGTGGTATTTTATATTGGGAAAAATTTGATGGTGCAAGACTTGAATTAGAAGATTTACACAAGCAAGGCATGATGGTTATACCTGATGAATGGAATTCATTCAACTACCAACACTTTCATTTAAATACTACAGAAAACACTTTGTTCTTTTTTCCAAGTGAAATATATCACAGAATAACTCCAAATACTTCATCTAACACAAGATACTCTTTAGCTTTTAATATTATGCCTGTAGGAACTATTGGCCAAGGAGATTCCACAGTTACTATCAATATCGAATAACATACCACCGTCGTTCAACGGATAGGACATGGGTCTTCTAAACCTAGAATAGAGGTTCGATTCCTCTCGGTGGTGCCATCTTTATACTTCACTTTAACTTTGTTCTACAAAACTTAATATTGGAGTGTAGTGAATTCTTCTTAAATATTATATAATGATGTACTTTTAAGGAGAATGTATGAAAAAATTACTTGCGATCTTATTTTATCCCCTATTTTCACTATCAGTTAATGCTGCAGAAATTACTGGAGCAGGAGCTACATTTCCATATCCAATCTATGCCAAATGGGCAGAGGCATATCACAAAGCTACTGGTAACACTCTTAATTATCAAAGTATAGGAAGTTCTGGGGGCATTCGCCAAATAAATAACAAAACTGTATCGTTTGGAGCAAGTGATGCACCAGTTAAAGGTGAAGATTTGGAAAAATTGGGTCAAATACAATTTCCAGCTATCATTGGTGGTACTGTACCTGTCATTAACCTGGATGGATTCAAGTCCGGTGAACTTAAAATTACAGGGCCTGTCCTTGCCGAAGTGTTTATGGGCAACATAACCAAATGGAACGATGATAAACTTGTTAAACTTAATCCTGGGAAATCCCTACCCAACACCAACATTACAGTGGTTCATAGAGCTGATGGATCTGGTACTACTTTTAATTGGACTGATTATCTCACTAGTGTTAGCCCAGAGTGGGAAAAACGAGTTGGAAAAGGATCAGCAGTAAAATGGCCTGCTACAAGCTCTGTTGGTGGAAAGGGCAATGAGGGTGTTGCAGCTAATGTGAATAGAATTAAGGGTAGTATTGGTTATGTTGAGTATGCATATGTAAAAAAGAACAATATGAATTTTATGCAGTTACAAAATAAATCAGGTAACTTTGTTAGCCCTGATGATGCGACATTTGCAGCAGCAGCTGCAGGTGCCGATTGGTTCAGTGTTCCAGGAATGGGACTGAGCATCGTAAATCAAGGCGGCAAGGATACCTGGCCTGTCACTACAGCTTCATTTATCATCATGTACAAAGATCCAGCTGATAAGAAAGCTAGCCAAGAAGTATTAAAGTTCTTTGATTGGTCATTTAAAAATGGTAAGAAGTTGAGCGAGGAGCTTGACTATGTCCATTTACCAGATACACTTCAGAATCAAATTAGACAAAAGGTCTGGAGTCAAATTAAGTGATTGAGACAAAACTCTTAATCGTATGTGGTGTTGTAGTTCTAATTACTTTATGTATGGTTGGTCCAGCTATATATAAGTGGAGAAAACGTAGATTTTAAAGGAGCTATTATGAAACTAGAAATGCGCACTCACGATTTGGATATTAATGTTGAAATAAACGACGATGGTAATGATCATGACCATCTTCAAGTATTAGAGGCAGTTCAAAAACTTGTAGATTCAGTGCTGTATTGTGAAAATGTTTCAATTAACATTTCATCTGTATCAAGTGATAATGATGAACTAGCTGAAGATGAACTACCTGACGCAGACCCGCAGTAACAGTTGATTTATATCTAAACTCACGTATAATAGGGATGTCAAAAAACATCCCTTTTTTAATTATGAATGATATATTTGTTAGATTAATTCCAAAGACAGATACTGGTCGTCTTATTGTTAATGAAGTAGGTGATCATTTCAAGATCAAAGAACTCAATCGTGTTGTTACTTATTCTGATAAGAAAGATTGGTTCGTGCTCGAGTCTCAAGTTACTAGAACTATTTTAAATGTTCATTCAACAGAAGATGATCATTTTACAATCTCCAAGCCGCTATAGCTCAGAGGTCAGCAGCGCCCGGCTCATAACCGGTGGGTCCTTGGTTCAATTCCAAGTGGCGGCACCAAATTTTTAGGAATATTATGAATAAACAAATTGATGAAATCATGAGTATTTTGCAAGAAGAATGTGCAGAACTTATACAAATGATTAGTAAAATTAGGCGATTTGGTGATGAAGCAGTCCATCCAGAAATACCAAATAAAACTAATATGAATAGATTTCAAGAAGAACTTGGAGATGTCTTAGCATTAATAGAAATTTTAGAAGCACATGATTACATTAATATAAATCATGTAAATATGCTTAAGCATAAGAAGTTTGATAAATTAAAGAAATGGACTACAATTGATGTAGACTATAATAGGATTAAAGATGTATTAGAGTAAAAATAGCCCGAGTGGCGAAATTGGTGAAACGCACAAGACTTAAAATCTTGCACATTAGAAACAATGCGGGTTCGAATCCCGCCTCGGGCACCATATAGAGACTGATATGAAAAAGTTAGACTTAGCTAGAGTAAAAGAATATATCGAACAACAATCACCAGAAACCAAAATTTATATTGGTTGTGATTCCGAGCGTTATCGTAGGAATAATGTTTGGTATGCTGATTACATTCTAGCTATCGTTGTTCATATCGATGGTAAGCATGGATGTAAGATATTTGGTGAAGTAATTACTGAACGTGATTATGATCAAAAAGCTTCAAAACCTACCTTCAGACTAATGAATGAAGTGTATAAGATTTCGGAGCTCTATTTGAAATTACAGGAGGTGCTAGTTGATAGAGATGTTGAAGTTCATTTGGATATTAATCCAGACGACGATCATATCAGTAATGTCGTTTTGTCTCAAGCCGTGGGGTATATCAAAGGAACGTGTAATGTTGTCCCTCTTGTTAAACCAAACGCTTTTGCTGCTTCTTATGCTGCTGATAGGCTCAAGGAGTTGAAACTTGCGAGTTAGCTTCAGGAGGAGGTGCCTCTAGCATCTCCATCCATTCATTGACACTAAAATGATAATTATCTAATACAATCAACATAACGTTACAAACTTTAGTTCTTCTTTCAAACATCTTTATATCATTCTCTAGGTTATTAATCTTCAACTTAACTAATGTAGCTAAGACGTTTTCATGATTTTTCTTTAGCTTGATTTTATTGATTATCTTTAGTAATTTGTCTAGATAATTCTTTGTGTTTTGAATATCTGTTTCTACAGACTTTAGAACTGCTCTTGCATCATTCTTCATATACAATATTAAATCACCATGATCTGGATCACATTGGTCAATCTGTCTCCAAAGAACATGACCAAGTTGTTCTTTTGCTTCTGTATAAATTGTTTGGTCATAGAAAAAGGTCCCTGACGCATCAAAGGACCTTTTCATTATTGGATCATTTAAGATATCGTAGGCAAGATTAACCTGAGCGAACTTGTCGCCATCCCCACCACGATCTGGATGTAAATCTTGAGCTAACTGTCTATAACGCTTTTTTATTTCTTCTTGAGTTGCATCACTATTTAAACCTAATACTTCATATGGATTCAATCAACCGCCTCCTCCGTTCACCACGGCATTATATGTAAAGTCAAGCATCTTTGTTTGACTTCCAGTATCATTCAATACATCATTAGTTACAACAAATGTAGGTGCTGCACCATAATAAACATTAGATGTTGTTCCGTATCCACCTTCATTAGTTCCTGTGCTGCTGAAATTACCATATACTTTAGAACCGAAGTATGGAGCATAAACGCTTGTTTTTAATCCTGTTTGACTACTAAGAGGTAGTACACCGTTAACAGCATCTGTCGCAATTACAGCTAATACTGCTGTTACAACAGGATCAACTAAATCTGTATTAAGATTAGCAATTAAAGTGTTAGCATTTGTATTAGTATTAGTTTTTACTGTATTTAATACTATATCAATATTTTGACTCAATGCTTGTGCAATACCACCATTCTCATTTGAACCAGGAATCAAATACTTCTGTACTTCTGCGATATTAGCTAAAGCAGCAGTATTAAAAGTAGTAACATATTTTGCTTCCTGAACTTGTTTAATTCTATCAACAATTTTAGATGCATCAAGATCGTCAGCAATTGAATTAATTCTTCCTGCACTTAATAATATAGAAAGCTTCTGTCCTCTTCCAACTACAGTATTAGTTACTTGTGTGGTTCCAACCTGAACAGATGTTACAGAATTCGCTGCAAAGCTACTATCAGCCATCTTACTAGCTGTTACTTTATCAATTCCGTATGTTGTTTGTATTCCATTACCTACAGTCTGATTAAGTACTGGTGATTTAATTAAAATATCAGCATCAGGTGTTGTAGCAAAAAGTTTGTTACCCAATGATTGAGACAATGCACTGGATAGTGAATTGAATCCACTCTGTCCCTTAGCTGTTTGATTTCCTCTTACTACTTCTGTAATTCTATTTGCTTCAGTATTCTGAGCATTAACTACAAAAGAAGCATTGTTTTCTGTAGGAAGTGATCCAGTACTATTGGTAGTAGATGATATAGCAACAGCAGACTTTATAATGTTTCCTGGATCAGTACTAGTTGATTGAGAACGCTTAAACAGCTGAACGTTGCGCATAGAAGCGCCAGTAGTATCACTACTTGCTGTGTTTAATGTTTCTCTTATGATTGGGATTGCTGCTGACATATATTTCCTTGGTTATCTATATTTATCATCCATGGTGCATAAAGAGACCACAGATAGTTTGCAACGAACAAATCAAGAAATAAATTAAACTGGTCTTCTAACAGTTGGACGCATTGGGGCATCTGATTGCTCGTTTAGTTGAGAGGGATCCATTGCCATATGCGATGTATCTTTTGCTATAAAACCACCATCGTTATCATCTGGAGGTGTTTGCATTCTTGGTGATACGGAAGCATAGCTATTCATTGATGAAGTGGCACCCATTCGTCCAGTTCCACTGATAGAACCTGGTGTTGAATAACTCTTTTGCCCATTCATAGCACTTGCTTGAGCTGCAGCACCAGCCATCGCAGCTTCTTTACCAGTTCCAGCTAACATAATACCAGATAAAGTTCCACAAAGGAAAGTCGCAACTGGAATAATTAGTTCAAAAAACTTTTGATCAATAGGGCTGATAGCATTGAGAGGCTGAGTAACGAACATAATGCTATAGAGCACAGTAAAAACAATACCGATAAGTGTAAAAGCAAGGCAGCAACCGATGATGAACTTAAGGCGGACCATAAGTTCATTTTCCGTATACCTTTCACCAGGTTTAGAGTGTCTTTCACCATCTTTTGCTGCTTTTTCAGGTTCTGCTGGCTTATCTTCTTTCTTTTCTAGAGCTTTCTTCATTTGTTGCATTTACAATCTCCACTGGATTGACTGGGTTTACTAAAATTAGCTAAGCCAGCTTGTTCCTTAAAAATGTGTTCAGGACAATCTCGACTAACCTCACAATAAGGTTTTTTACAAAAGTCTTTATCCCAATTATCTGGATTTTGACATGCATAACGGTATCTTACTTCACAGCCAGATACAAAAATGGTTGCCAGTACTAAGCAACCTAATACTAGATATCTTACCATGGCAACCACATCCAAAGTGCCTGGCTAACTATTAATGCTCCTACAGCTCCAACTACTGTACTTACATAAAACATCGGCATACTTGCAGCCAAAATACTTGCTGTTAGTAAGACAATAGCGATTTGAAGTATACTTCCACCCCATGTAAACCATGGTGAACGTTTTTTGGCTTCATCACGCTCTGCTTCTAACGCTTTTGCCTTCTCCATAATCTCTTTTTTATCATCACTCATTCTCTTAGCTTCAGATTCAAACTTTTCTTTATTAGCTGGAATTTGTGATTCTGCAGCATTTATTTCATATAATACACCACGAACATTCTTTGCCTGATACCAAGCCCACATATTATTGGCTTGAATCGTATTATTTTGAATTTTACTGCTGTTGCTACCACCAATCATCGTGTTAATTGCAAGCAATGCTGCTAAAAATACAATAACAAATCCTGCCTTATCTTTAATTTTGGCTTCTTTCTCACTTCTTGTTAAAGGCTTTGTTGAAGCTTCTGCCATGATGACTCCTATTTTTTACATAAATAGTTGTATTAATCTTTATATTTATAAGCATGGAAACCAAACTAGCCACGATAATTTGTTCTGATGTGATAGGATATAGTTCTTTAATGCAACAGGACGAAGAAGGCACTCTACGAAAGTTGGATGCCTGTCGTGCTGTTATTGATCCATTAATTGACTCGAGTAAAGGACGTTTGTTTAATACTGGAGGAGATAGTGTATTAATTGAATTTGCAAGTGCAGTAGATGCTGTTAAATTTGCAATTGAAATGCAAACTAGGATTAAAAAACTTAATAATGGAATGCGCTGGCGAATAGGTATGCATGTTGGAGAAGTTTGGATTTACGGCACTAATTTAATGGGTGATGCCGTAAACTTGGCAGCCAGAACAGAAAGTCTTGCTGATTATGGTGGCGTAACAATGACTGATGCAGTTTATAGATTAGTTGTTGGCAAATTAAAAGATCTAAAATATATTAGCAGAGGTGTGCAGGAGTTTAAAAATGTTGCACCAATGGAAATTTGGAGTGTTGTGATCGACGGTGCTGAACCAAATCCTCACTTAGCAAAAGCACCTAAGGCTCAAGTTCAATCAGCTCCCACTAAATCACACAAAGAACTTATTGCTGCTATAGTTAATGATGCTGCTGCAAGAAATAGATCTATTGCTGATGCTCAAAATTTTAAACGTGATGAAAAATTTGGACCTGCAGTCAGAATATTAATGTGGAGAATCACCAAACAAGATAAAGCAGCAGTGGATGATCTTGTTAGTATGGGTATGAAAGATCTAATACCTAACGAATTTAAACCTTATGTAGATGCAATATTCAAAGAATTTTGCTACAAACTTGATAGTGAAAGATTGTTAGCTATTGCTGATCTTATGGAGAAAATGGGTTATAGATCTTCTGCATTTCAATTTGTTAAGACTGCTGGTAAAATAGATGAAAAAGCACAACAACGATATGCTGTAATGGTATTTGATGATCCAAATAGCAGTCAAAGTGAAATGAATGCTATACTAGATGATTTAAAAGAAGTTGCTATGAAACGTAATGTTTCGGCAATGATGAAACTTGGTGAATTCTATCTAAAATTAGATGATAAAAAGAATGCCTTTAGATGGTTGTATGCAGCTAGAGCCGAACACAACCAACAGGCACAAAAGATGCTAGAGGATTTAAATAAAACTCTTAGTAAAGCAGACTTCAATAACTATAAAACAGATGCAGATGCACTTGTGGATCAAATAAAGTTTATAGACGACAATCGAATGAAACTATAATTATTTTTCTTTATTTAATTTATTTACTGCATCCCACAATGCAGTAATTTGTTTGTCATAGTTCTTTTCCAAATAATCTAATCTCACCTTTAAGGTGACTGCGTAAGCAGCAATTGCCACAACACCAGCCCCTAAGAACCACAACTTACCTAATGCATCTGCTAACGTTTCCATAGTTATCCTTTAATTTCGCCTCGTTCTATCAGTTTCTTTTTATTATACTGGTGGCCCTCTTGAACTAATTCTTTATTTTCACCTTGATATAAAACAGCATAATTATTATCAATCATCCACTGATTAAGACTCATACCATCCTCCATTATGAAGACACCAAGGATTCTTCCAAACTTATCATCATTGGCATCAGATCTCATCGTTTGAATTTTTTGCCAACTACCGACTGGAAGTTTCTCAGCTAATTTCTTTTTAGAAATTATTCCACGTTCCTTTTCTTCGTTATTGGATGTTCTTGATTCAGGTGTGTCAATTCCTGCCATTCTTACTCTTTGGTTAACTAGCATCATATTAAAACCTAGATCAAGGTCTATTTCAACTGTATCACCATCAACAACTTTATTAATCTTACATCGATATATGTACATAACTACTCCTATCTATTTGCTAATGGATTATCAAGTGCCTTCTTAAGATCTTCATTAATCTTTTTATCTAATGCTTTTAACTTAGCATCTACTTCTTTGTTATTTGCTGCAATAGCTTTGGTATTTTCTGCAGCCATACGATTCATTTCTTTAGTTGCAGCATTAATGGATGCATCAGCTTGCTTCTGAATATTACGAACATCTGTTTTAACTTCTGCAACTGTTTTATCTATTTCACGCTGTTGAGTTTTGTTACCTCTTTCAACATCCTCTACAGTCTTTTCTAAACGGCGAATATCGTTCTTTAGATCATTCTTAATGTCTCTTGTATACTCAGCAGTCTTATCAGATCCTTCTTGAACTGCCTTTTGAGTCTTACTTGCATTTTCTTCAATTAATGCTAAACGCTTATCGAATTCTGTTAAATCTGGTGCAACATATTCTGCAATCTTCTTTTTCATTCCAATATAATCTTTGTACACCTCAAATGCACCGTACAAACCACCTAATATAGAAGATACAAGAGTAAATGCAACCATTAGCTTAGCTGGTGTAAATTCATAACCACCAATACTAATAACAGTATCTTTACTTGCATACTTTTTTACTGCTGCTTCTGCTTCATCAATCTTTTTATTAACGTCCTTAATTTCTTCTGACATGTTTACCTCGGTAAGTATTGTTGATCCACCATTTCTTGATGGAGCCTATCACTTGCCAAATTTCTTAATGCTCTAACATTGTCAACGGTTCGTTGATTTCTATAAATTTCTTTAGGTGCATAGAAAGCAACGTCTCTTAGTGCTACATTGTAAGCACTGAATCCTACTGGTGTTACTGCAATATTATTAATATCAACACCTCCAGCTACTTCATTATTTTGTGCATTACGATTTACTGCTGCTAAATTTGTTTCTATTCTTTGTTCTGCAACTACTGGTTTACTATCAATAATATCATTAATTGGATTAGTTTTATCTGTAGTAAAGTTTCTTTGTTGCTGTGGTTGTTCTGCTTCTGTTACTGCTACAGGTGTAACTGGTTGAGATAGAACTTGCACTGGATTTTCTGTTACATTAGCTGGTGCTTGTAATGGTAATGTAGTGATAGAAGGTGGAGCATATGCCTGTTGTATATCTGGTGGTGCAACTGGTTGTACAAATACTGATGGTTGTTCCTGACTACTTAATGTGAATGATTGTTCTTGTTTTTCTTCTTGAACTCTTGTTGGATTTACAGGTGGTAAGTTTGGTAAAGCAACTGCTAGTTCTACAGATTTAAACATAGCATTTGGCATCAGTATTTGTGCTGCTGATTCCATTGTTATCGGTGTGACTGATGTTGCTTGTATAGGCAATTCTTCTCTATTTGTAGTTGCTACTTGTTGGGTAGATTGAGTAAATGGTTGGGCAATAGAACTAGTAATATTCATTTGGTTTATTCTATTTACTTGGGCATTAACTGTTGTTCCTTGTTCATTTTCTTGTATACCCATACTTGAAGCAATGCTTGTTTGTACACTATTATCTGCTATACTTTCTGCTTCTTTCATTGATGAACTAGCTGTTTGATTAGCTTCAACAATAGCACGTTGAGCTACTGATAATGTTCTTGCATTTTGATTAGCATTTCTTGCAACCACAGCAGGTATTTCAGTAGCAACTAAAGTTTGAGCTTGTGATACACCAGACCTATTATTTTGTTGTGTTGGCTCATTTAAAGTAGTTACTGTTACAGAAGGATTGGTAGAATTGACATCGTTTAATGTTACAGTAACTGATCCAGTAGGAGTCAATGAAGTGCTTGAAGGATTAAGTGCTGCAATCTTTTCTTGCTGTGCTTTGATATCAGCAACAACTTGAGTTAGAGTTTGCTGAAAGTTACTGCAATTAGGACTATACAATCCATTGGTATAACATGGATCAGGAGTCCATATAGGTCTAGTCCAACCTACCCAACCGAAATGATTCCAAACATCACTAGCCCACCATTGAATATTACCCATGTCTAAACTATTTTTATTTTCAGTGAACAAGTGTCTTGAACTAAAACTGCCGGCATTATTATTACCACTCACATACCATTGTTGCTGAAGCATTGTTGTATTATTTTTATCACTTATTCTAAAATTAATATTACCTCCACCATCAGTGCGCCAATCTGTACACCAGAATAAAAATGTATTATAACATGCTCCATAATTATACCAATTAAATCCATAATCATATCCGTGTAGTACAACACCTCCCCCTATATGAGGTAGTGATTGCGCTATATTGTAACTGTAATAAAAAGTAGGACTTTTGTTACCTTGTAAAATATTTTGAAATCCAGGGCAGCTTGGATTGAATGCTGGGTTAAGTATACAAGGATCAACACTATAGTTTGCTTTCACATATGCATTTTTTACTTGAGGTCCATAACATTCTTGTCCAAGACAAGCCCAAAATCCAGCATCTTGCCCTACAATTCCCATATTAACAGCACCAGCTTGCGCAAGAGTTTTAGCACCAGCAAATGTAACTGTTTCTGCTAAGGTTTGCCAATTAGGATTGTATGCAGGATTTCCATCATTAATATTTTTTAACCCTAATTGATGAAGATAAAAAGTAGGGGCTCCAGAAGCTGGATAGTATCCTACTTCTACACTTAAATTATCTTGTAGTCCGTTTGTATCTGTGCAATTCCCACCTATTTGGTTTGCGCAGGGAAAACGATATTGTAACCCGTAACTAAATCCAGTAACAAATATAGCACTAGTGTTTGTATAACCAAGATTAAATCCACCTAAATTTATTCCAGATTTACCAAGTTCCTCCATTTGATAACTAAATGTATAACCATCTGCACTAAAAGACCCTAGAGGAGAAGCATTAGGTACCCAGCCAGGAGATCCAGAGGAACTAGACCATCCTGAACCAGATGTTAAAGCACCATTTGGTATTAAATTACCTGTTTGTCCATCAATACTATAACCACTAGGAGTATTTGGAAAAGTTTGAGCAAATACAGCAGCAGATAACAAAAGTAATGTTATACAAAGGGCTAATAAAAAGCCCTTTGTCCATTTATAATTATAATGCTTATGATTAAATTCTTCCATTATCTAAAGCTACTTGTATGAAACTTAGGTGTTTCTTTCTTATCCACTTCTGCCGCTGTAGTATAATCATACTTTGGAACTTTATGTGGATTTGCTGCCCAAAGTTCTTTAGCTTTATCACCAATCTGACCTTCATATGGGCATGGGGTTCCAGCTGCCATCATTGCCTCAAATACACGACGATCTTGGCACATTGTTGCGACTGCTGCAACTTTCATACCCATATCAAAAAGAGTCTTAGATAACTTTAATCTTTCACAATTTAGATCTCTATTAGTTCCACCTAGTGCCATACCAAACATTTGTGTTTGAACTGCACCAGATGATCCTGTTGTACAAAGATCCTGACCACCACCTGACATCATTGCTGGCGCTATGGCAGTAGGAGGGGGTTGAATTACACGTTGTGTAATTGTCGTTTCATTAATATTTTTGTTTGTGTTATCAGATATTACCTTTTGATCGCTATTACTATAAGCATTGGTATAACTTGAACTTTGATTCACATTCAAATTATTAGTTGTTGCTGTAGTCTGATTAATATTACGATTGGTCATATCACCTGTTTGAATATTATTATTGGTGTTAACACTAGCTGAAGTATTTTGATTGACGTTTGTGTTTACACTGGTACTATTATTTGTATTGACGTTAGTATTATTAGATGTTGAATTGCTGGTTGATGTGCTGGCATTATTATTGTTATATGTCATAGTACCAGTGTTGATGTTATTATTTGTGTTCACATTGGTAGAAGTGCTGGCATTATTATTGTTATAGGTCATTGTGCCAGTATTAATATTGTTATTAGTGCTAACGCTTGTAGAATTATTAGTGTTAACATTTTGTGATGTTGAAGCACTAGTTGATACGTTATTATTGTTAAATGTTTGGGTGCCAGAATTAATATTATTGTTTGTGTTTACATTAGTGTTTGTGTTATTTGATGAAGAAATAGATGCGTTGTTATTGTTGTAAGTCATCGTTCCACTATTAATATTATTATTGGTATTCACACTCATATTATTTGTGGTACTTGAACTTGTACTTTGATTGATATTAGTATTTGTAGCGGTACTTACATTGTTATTATTGAATGTTTGAGTACCAGTATTTACGTTGTTATTGTTGTACGTCACAGTTCCACTCATCACATTGTTATTGTTATTAGTTACAGTACCACTTTGAATATTGTTATTTGTATTAACGTTTGTCGAAGTACTTGTACTTGTGTTTACATTATTGTTGACGTTTGTTGAATTACTGTTTACAGTGCTAGTATTAACATTATTACTAGTGCTAGTAGAAATGTTGTTGGTTGTAACCGAGCTTGTACTATTTGAAGTAGAATTGGTGTCGACCAAACTCTTTGAGTCATAGGCACCCTGATTAAGTGGATTGATTGTGCTAGTTGTAGTACCGTTAGATGTACTTTGAGTACTTGTATTTTGTGCTATCGATAGAGCTGGCAACAAAAACAAACAAAACACAAGAATATTTGTGATACGCATGCTTTTCCTTTCCCATATGCGTTATACATAATGTGTAAACAAAAAAACATGGTGTAATGCAATTGACGTTACATTAATCTACGTGTATAATACGTAAAACTTCCCCTATATTTAGTAAAGCCTATGATGTTCTATACCAACGTCGCTAAACGCGGCAACAATATCCTTTTGCGTGGCATTAGAAATGGTAAAAGGATTCATGAAAAGATTCCATTTAAGCCTACACTGTATGTTAGGTCTCATACTCCAACAAATTTGACGAATATCAACGGCGAATATTTGGAGAAAATGCAGTTTGACACAATGAGTGATGCTAGAGAATTCGTTTTAAAGTTTAGTGAAGCAAAGAATTTTTCTATTTACGGAAATACAAACTATATCTATCCATGCATTACTAAGATGTTTCCGGATGATATCGAATTTGATATCACACAAATGAAAATCATTACGATCGACATTGAGACGACCACGGAATATGGTTTTCCTGACGTAAGAAATCCAAATGAACAAGTACAACTGATTACGATTCAAGACTATAATACAAAAGAGATTACTTCTTTCGGATGTGGTGCTTTTTTGCCATATAAAAAGAACATTACATATATTCAGTGTCAAGATGAGTATGATTTACTAAAGAGGTTCATTAAGGAAATTAAATCAGATTATCCTGATGTAATTACTGGTTGGAACTGTCAGTTCTTTGACATTCCATATCTATCTACAAGAATACAAAAGATACTTGGTGCAAGTTCCTTAAATCAACTATCACCGTGGGGACAGATTTATTCGAGAGAAGTAGAGTTTGCCGCTGGAAGAAAAGAAATTGCTTTTGAATGGGTAGGCACTGATGTTCTTGACTACTTAGATCTTTATAAGAAGTTTGCATATACACAACAAGAAAACTATAAATTGGATACTGTTGCAAAATCAGAACTTGGCAAAGAGAAAGTCAAGCACGAATTCGAATCGTTCAAAGATTTTTACACATATGACTGGCAAAAGTTTGTAGAGTATAACATTGTTGACGTAGAGCTTGTTGACCAGCTTGAAGATAACAGAAAGCTAATTAACTTAATCCTAACAATGGCTTATGATGCAAAGTGTAATTACTCTGATATCTTTTCACCAGTTAAGACTTGGGATTGTATTCTTTTTAATGCATTGTGGAAAAAGAATATTATGGTTAGCCACGTCGAACCTCCTCAACATGATAGGCAGATCTTAGGTGCATATGTCAAGGAGCCAACTCCTGGAAGATATGATTGGGTTGTTTCTTTTGATGCAACATCTCTATATCCATCAATCATCATGACACTAAACATGTCACCAGATACTCTAGTCAATGGTCAAAAGTTTTTACCAGACGTAGAACAAAGTGTCGAAGAGTTGTTGGATAAGCGATATGATACTTCACACTTGAAGAAAAACAATTGGTCAATGGCTGCAAACGGTCAAGTATTCTCAAAGGATAAGAAAGGTTTCTTTCCAGAGATTGTTGAGTATTACTTTGATGCAAGACAGAAAGCAAAGCGAATTATGCTTGATGCAGAAAAGTCTTATCAAGAAACAAAAGATCCTAAATGGAAGTCTGTGATTGCAACAATGAATTCAAAACAGATGGCTGCAAAGATCTTAATGAATTCACTTTATGGTGCAATGGGTAATAAGTTCTTCAGATACTACGATAATAGGATTGCTGAAGGAATCACAATGACTGGTCAGCTTGTAATCAGGACTGTTGCTAGATCATTGAATAAGTTTTTAAATATGCAAATAGGTGCAGGCAATAAAGATTATTCTTTTTATTCTGATACAGACTCCACTTACATCACACTTGATGATGTCGTAAAGAAACATTATAGCAATCTATCTACTGAGGAAGTTGTAGAGGCTTTGGATAATTACTGCAACGAACTGATCCAACCAGCAATCAACGAAGCTACAGAATCGTTATCAGATTATATTAATGTTCACCAAAGAAAGTTGAAGTTCAAGCGGGAAATTATTGCAGACCGTGGTGTTTGGATTGCAAAGAAGAGATATGCAGTTAATGTTCATAACTCAGAAGGTGTTGCATATAAGGAGCCTAAACTTAAAGTGATGGGTATGGAGATTGTGAGAACAAGTACTCCACAATCTGTTCGCGATCGTTTGAAGAAGGCTGTCAATATTGTTCTAACAAAAGACCAGGATGCACTAAGAGCGTTTGTTAAGCAAGCAGAACAAGAATGGAAGAAGCTCTCAATTGCTGATATTTCTTTTCCGAGAGGTGTAAACGGTCTTTCAAACTACTATGATAAGACTACAATCTTTAAGAAAGGAACACCTATCCATGTAAGAGGGGCACTCCTATATAATTACCTTCTTGTAGAAAAAGAGATCACAAAAAAGTATACAAGAATCCAGGAAGGCGAGAAGATTAAGTTTTGTTACATGAAAGAGCCTAATCCACTTGGCACTCACGTAATATCATTTGTTGATCAACTTCCTCCAGAGTTCCATGCAGAAGATTACGTTGATTATGACACGATGTTTGAGAAAGCATTCTTAGAACCTTTGAATAGCTTATTATCATGTGTTGGTTGGTCAATCAAAGAGAAAGCATCTCTTGAAGATCTATTTGCTTAGTAACCTCTTTTGTCTGTATAATGAAATCCTAAACTAGGAGAAATAGATGTCGTTATTAGATAGAATACGTAAGAATTCCACGATTAAAGATACTGAAGTGTTGAGCAAGAGTAAGTTCTTTAATGCAAAGGATATGATTCAAACGACAGTGCCAATGATTAATGTCGCACTGTCTGGACGTTTAGATGGTGGTCTAACACCAGGACTAACAGTATTTGCTGGCCCATCGAAACACTTTAAAACTGCCTTCTCGCTCTTGCTTGCTAAGGCATACATGGACAAATATGATGACTCA